TTGATGTAAGTTGTGACCAACCGCCTATTTTTTCTGGTAAACCATATCTAAATCTAACGTAATTACCATCAGTCCATTGAGATTCTGCTCCTGATTCGGTATCTTGTTTGTTAAATCCTGGTTTAAAATTAAGTTTTTGTAACATATTTTATCCGTATTATAAAAGAAACAAGGGCAAATATACTACTTTTTAAACCAACTTGGAAGTCCTAAATGGGGCCGTTTGTCAAACATATTGTCTTTGGCTCCTGGTGTTTTACGATTGTTGTAGTGCAAAAATACTTGTGCACAGTCTTTGCCTTTAAATTTATTTCTCCAATGCTCTAGTTCACAACCAGAGTACACTAACATATCTCCTGGTTTTAGATTTACCTTAATACCTTTCTTACCAACTTCTCCAGAAGGCTCAAGATATATTGGCCAATCATCGCCACCAAGATTCATAGTTGTAGATATTTCACAACTAAATCTATCTTTATGTCTTTTAAGAACATCTCCTTTTTTATAAATTCTTGCATATGTGTAAGATGGATATAACTTTAAACCTGTTGTCTTTTCCATAATTGGTTGACATTTCAACATTAAAGTTTCCATAGCTATATCAGAATAACTGCTATAAGTGTTTGGTATCTGTTGATTTTCATTTTCATAAAGACCTAAAAAAGTTTCATAAGGAGAAATGTATTGAGCCTTGATACTTGTATCAAAAACTTGTTTCTTCATTAAAAAATAATTGTAAAGAAATAATGCTAAATCTTTATCAATCGCTTGTTTAATAACTACATATTTATTTTTTTTAAACATACTATTTAAATGGATATCCAAGGTTCCACATTACCAATGAATATCTTGTTCCTTTCGTTACTGGTTTAACTCTATGCCATACAAATGAAGGAAATACAACAATACTTCCTTTAGGCAATATTTCTTTTGCTTGTATTATATGTGTTTTTTTATTTCTTAAATGAGGATCGTAATTTCTAAAATCAAACTCTAGTTCTCCACCTTGATATTCTGATCCATCAGTTAGTTGACAGGTCATAGATAGTTTTCTTATTTTACCAAAATCAGGTCCAGGATTTTGATAAGGTTTGTCCCAAGAATCACAATGCCAATCATAGTATTGGTTTAATTTATATTTTGTAAATTGACAAGATTCACTTCGATCCCATTCAAAGTTCCAACCTGAATTTTTATTTGCTGCGTGAATATAAGGATGTAATTCTTTGTATATCCAAAAATCATTTAACCAAACAAGATCTGAATTTCTCTTACGTTTCATATCTTTAATTTCATTTTTAGTTAATTTTTTATTGTCATAACCACCTGTTCTTGCCATAGTGTCTGCTTTTGACAAGCCGTGTTTTACAATGTCGTCACAAATTCTAGGTGGTATTACAGATGTAAAATACCAATAGTAATTACTTAAATTCATAATTTAAATATCTTTCTAACTCTTTCTTTTGCATAAATTTTTTACTGATACTTATACCTTATCATAACTATACCAGAACCACCAGTTCCACCAGAACCAGGATTACCGCCAGTTCCACCTCCACCCCCTCCAGTGTTAGCTGTTCCAGATCCTCCTCCACCTGCATTTGCAACTCCACCTCCTCCAACTGCAGCTGAAGAAGTGCCACCTATTGATGAACCACCTCCACCACCAAAGTATCTTAAAGCACCATCTGGTCCCGGTGTTCCAACAGAAGGACTTGGATTAAATGCGGTTCCTACACCAGCACCACCAGCACTAGTTCCTGATCCACCTGGAGATCCTGCTCCACCTCCACTTGATTTTGTATTTTCATTTGGGTTACTACCTACTGGACCACCTGGATTTCCTTGAGGAGGACTTACAGGAGGAGTATTTCCTGAACCTGCACTAGCTCCCGAAGGATTAGCTACTTTTTTTGCACCACCACCAGAACCCCCTGGGTTACCATCTTTGTTATTATTAATTAAAGCTCCACCTCCACCGCCGCCTGTAGATGTTATAGTTGAAAAAATTGAGTCTGATCCGTTAGCTCCTGGAGGTTGTGGTCCAGATTGAACACCTCCTGCTCCTCCCGATCCAACAGTTACTGGATAACCTTGAGCAGTTACTGTTAAACCAGCTCCTGGATTAGCTAAAGGACTTCCTGTCCATGCAGCAGGGCTTGGAACAGATTCTCTAAAACCTCCTGCTCCACCTCCACCACCGCCAAATGCTCCACCTCCACCACCAGCTACTACTAAATAGTCTACTGTTGCTGGACCACCTACAGGATTTGTTGGTGCGTTACCTGCTTGTGTAACTGTGAAAGTTCCTGGTGATGTAAAAGTGTGAATTTTGTAATCGCCTACAGTTGTAATTGTTCCACCTGTAGCTGATGTAAATTTTTTATTGCTGCCGCCTCCAATGCCTCCCGGCATTTTGACTGCTTTACTTCCAATTAAAGGCATTTAAAATTCTCCTGTTATGCGAACTTTGTTTGTGCTGCAACAACTGTAAATGTAGCACTTGCAGTTTTAATTATTGTGTAACTGTATACGTCTGTTGAAGAAGCGTTTCCTGCTGATGGAGCTGCTCCATCTTGCCATTTAGGAGTAACACTTGATCCATCAATTTGAAAAGCTGAATTATAGTATGCTGTTGATCCTTGCGGTACAAGAGTTACAATAGTTAATGACTCTCCTGTATCCATAATATTATTTAAACTATTTGAACCATCTCCTCTAACGTTTAATGTCCAGTTTGCAGAAGCATTAGAAGTAGCATTAAAAATAGATTGTGTAATAACATCAAAGTTAATTGTACCTGTAAATGCTGTTGCAGCGTTTGTAACTTTTTCTGCAGTTTGTTCTATTTTAGCTGCACCTAAAACAACTCTTCCAATACCTTTTGGAGAAATATTTAAATCAACATTTGTATCGCCACCAACTGCACTAAGAGAAGGACCTGAACCTGTTGCTTGGTTAGTTACTTCAAGATTATTAACAGCTGATCCTGTTTTTTGAAAAACTATTTGTTCGTTATTGTCATCATCATAAATACCATGGTCATCATCAATTTTAATATTAAATGAGTTAGTATCTAAATCTCCACCTAATTGTGGACTAGTATCCTCTGAAACTTCTGTAATAGCATTAGATACAAAAGCTGTATCAACTACATTAGTTCCATCTGAATAAATTATTTTAGTGCTTTTATCTGTAGCAGACCAAGTAACTCCTGTCCCTGAACTTGTTTTAAAAGTTACCGTGTATGCACCAGTTGTTGCATTATCTACAATGTATGTTTTTTCTATTGAATCTGGAATAGTAACAGTTCTATTAGCTGCTATGGTTCCTGTTAATTTTAAAACTTGATTTTTACCGTTTGATATAACACCATTAGAAAATGTTAAAGTTGCCCCTGTTGTAATTCCAATTGATTCATAACCACCAATTGCTTGTTCTAAAACAAGTAAATTAGTATTAGTAATTTGGCCCCATGTTCCAGAGTTATCACCTGTTGCTTGAACTGTAAGCTTTAGACTTGTTGATGTGGTATTAGCCATATTTTAAATTCCTTAAACTTTTGTATGATATTAAATTTGTTTAGCAGTGTCAATTTATTATGATACTGGATTATAACCCGCGGCAGGGGCAGTTCCTGTATTAACTTCAGTATAAGTTTGCACAGAACCTGTATTTACTTCTGTAAATGTTTGCACTGGTCCAGTTGGAACTTGTGTCCATATAACAACATTTGGTGTTCCTAATGTTGCTGCAAAACTAATTCCAGTTACATTAACTATAGCATTTCCAGTGACTGTTGCGTCACCTTCTTGCATAGAAAGAAGTATACCAGTGACATTTACATTAGCATCACCAGTAGCTGTACCTGTACCCTCTTGCATAGCAAGAGTGATACCAGTTACAAACGCTTGACTATCATTATTACCTAGCGATGAGAATGCACTTTGTGCAAAAGCGTTTATACCAAAAGCCATTGTTTAGGCTCCTGTCTACGCTACGTAACTTTTACCAGCAGTGACAGCACTATTAGCAGCAGTCATGTCTTCACTTCCCCAATCAGATTTTGCAATCATTAGTTCTAAGTGTTCAACATTTCTATTTACACAATCATTTTTTTCTGATTGTTCTTCGCCAGCCATTCTTGATCCATCAATAATTCCATTGATTAAATCTACAGAGTGACCCATTGCTGTATAGTCTTGAGCTAGTTCTTCAGCTGTTCTTGTATCAGACATATGTTTCTCCTATTGTGTTGCACATGCAACGGTTTTACTTCTATCAAGTTTTTTGTATTGATCAACGATTATTTTGCAATCTACCATATTATTTCTTGGATCGCTATCAATAAATTTAGACTCATCCCACTTTTTACCCATATGAAAATGCAGGTTTTTATTGTGAGAATAACCAAACTGGGTCCAACGAGTTGACCCCCAAATAACTACACCATGTTTTTCAGCCGATGCTGAAAAGTGTTGTAGACAACTATCTATACTGACAAAGCCTTCTGCACCTTTTAACATTTCATGGATTTGTGAAAAATGTAAATCACATCTAATTGTACCTTGATAATGTGGTTCATTAGGTAAGACACAGTTTATAATAGTTGTATCTTTATATTCTTCCAACAACATATTAACTACTTGTTGAGCCAAGAATGGTTGATAGTTTCTATTTGGATTTATGTTTTGATATTGAACATTGTCTCCATAATTCCATTTAGGTTGACCACCACTAAATTGAATCATAATGTATTTACCTATCTCATTATCTTTTAACCATTTATCAACAGACTCTTTATGATGATCTGTATATAATTTAGGTCTCATAGATGAGTTGTATTTAACACCATGATGTTCACAATAGCTTTCGATAATATGTTGTTTACCAAACTGAAAATTAGATTTGTAAGGTTCACAATAATATATATTATCTGATGCCATGATCCTTGGATCTTGTAAAGGTATTGTAGACTCGTAAGCCATCTTTACATTTGGGTTATTTGCAAAGCAATCTATATACGGAGTATATATTTGCACCTCTGATTTTTTTCTCAACTCTGGTAACAGTGCTGAGAAGGCAACACATTTACCAACACCACCTTCTACAACGTATGTATTAAGCATTATATTCCTTTCGTTTATATTAGTTGTTTTCTAACGCTTCTATTCTAGATTTCAAGTCTTTATTTGTCTTTGATAATTCTTGAATTGCTTTAACTAGTGGCATAATAAACATTTCTCTTGAAATTGCTTGAACGCCTGTTGGTTGTTCTGACCATACACCATATTTAGATACATCTGATTCAGAAACTCCACTATCAATTAATGCTTGTTTAACTTCTTGTGCTAAAAAACCATGCATCACTACATTAGTATCTACTTGATTTTGAGAATTGTAATAACCTGTAAGTGATTGGTCAACTTCGTTAGAAGATTTCCATTTATAAGTAACTGGTCTTAAATTATTTACAAAATCTAAACCTAAATTATCTGTTTGAATATCTGTTTTTAATCTTTGATCAGATGCTCTTGTCCAAGAAGCATTACTTGTAAATTGATTATAAACTCTGTCATTTCCAGATCCTGAACCAAAAGTAAAATAATTTGAACCAATACTTGTTAATCCACAACCTATAACTATTTCATTAGTTGTACTACTTCCATTAGCAGCACTACTCATTCCCACATATATATTACCACTACCTGTTTGTTGGTTAAGTCCAGAGTTGTAACCTATAGATACATTGTTAGAGGCAGTTGTGTTAGAGTGTAAGGAATTAGAGCCTAAAGCTGTATTTTGAGCACCTGTTGTATTTTCATGAATACTTTTCCAACCCATTCCTGTGTTATGGTTTGATGTTGTAGTACTATCTAAAGCACCACAACCAAAAGCTGAATTTTGATTACCTGTTGTGGTAACAGCTAAAGAACTTCTTCCTACTGCTGTATTTTCTGTTCCTGTTGTGTTACCTCTTAAAGCAACTTTACCAATTGCTACATTGTTATCTGCTGTGTTA